GTGTATCTGTTAGCACTGTTAAATCATGGCGTAGCCGTTATTGGGAAGACATGATAAATGAAAAAGGTCTAAAAAATGTTTCAGAAAAGGTTGCAAAGCTTCAGAAGAGCAGAGAAAAAACGCTTAGAAATAAAATAAGAGATGGTTTATATGAACAACTTGGCACAAACAGTATCATACACGCTCATTTTATGGATTTAGTAGAAGATTATATGTCATTTTGGGATATAAAAAATAAATTGATAGCTGATGTGAAAGATCGCGGTGTTTCAGTTTTAGGTGCCAATGGTTTTATGAAGAAAAACGATAGCATTAACGAGTTGAATAAGACGAATACACAAATGTTAAAGATTCTTAATGAACTTGGGCTTAAAGTGGTAAGTGAAGAGGTGGATGAAGACGATGACATCGATTTATAACGTCTATAGATACCATCCTTATATCAATGAGTATATGGAACTTGTGGAAAGCGGAAAAATACGATCGTGTAAAGAACAGAAACAATTAATGAAGCTCGTTAGGGAAACTTTAGATGACCCAAATGTTTATTTAGATGTACAAGCAATTGAGGACAGTGTAAACGTTCCGGCTCCTTACTTTCCATTTGAATTATTTACATGGCAAAAATTTGTTAATGCTTGTGTATTTGGTGTCAGATATAAAGATACTGATAGATTAGTGTGGAATCAAATATTAATATTTATGGGACGTGGTGGCGGTAAAAATGGTTTTGCTGGCTATCAAAACTTCTATATGGAATCTAAACCGTTTGGTATTCATAACTACAATATAGAATGGGTTGCAACATCAGAAAAACAAGCTAAAACAACATTTGAAGATGTAAAAAATGTATTGGAAGACCCGAAGCATGAAAAGAAACTGAGAAAAGCCTTTTATAAACCAACTCAGATTTTAATACAAAACAAAAGCACAAAGTCGAAGATTCAATACCACACCTCGAATGCTCGTACAAAGGATGGATTAAGACCAGGAGCCGTATGTTTCGATGAAATACATGAATACGACGATTACGCTTCTATCAAGGTTTTCCGTTCCGCTCTAGGTAAAGTGAAAGACGGTCGAACATTCTATTTAACTACTGACGGATATGTCCGTGGTGGTGTTTTGGATGATATGAAAGAGAAAGCTCGAATGGTTTTAAGTGGCGAAGTTGAGAAAAGCAAATTATTCCCTTTCATCTGTAAATTGGACTCTGAAGAAGAAGTGGAAGATGTTGCAAACTGGGAAAAGGCGAATCCTTCTATTCGAGATAACAAAGAACTATTCGAAACGATGAAAGAAGAATGGGCCGATTGTCAAACCAACATTCCGATGCATGTTGAATTCATGACAAAGCGTATGAACATTCCTAAACAACTGTTTCAGCATAAAATCGCTACCTATGAGGATATTCTTGCAACAGATCAACCTTTACCGGATGATTTACACAAATATGAATGTATTGGTGGTGTGGATTACGCAGAATTACGTGATTTCTGCAGCGTCGGTTTGCTATTTAAACGAGAAGGGAAGCGCTATTGGATTCACCACACTTTCATATGGCACCAGGCGTTGAAAATGCAGGATATTAATCAAGATATTATTGATATTGGTGTGGAAAAAGAGATCTTCACCATCGTCTACGATAAAGAAATCGAACCCAAACGTGTTATTAATTGGTTTTTAGATAAAGCAAAAACATACGATATTAAGCGTATCGCGATTGATAAATTCCGTTCTGTAGTCTTGAAGCCTTTATTAGAAGAAGCTGGTTTTAATGAAAGAGTTGAGGTAGTGCGACGCGGTCCGTATATTCACGCTATGTTAGACCCGTTAATCCAACATCTATTCATCAATCATAATATTGTTTTCCACGATGATCCTGTTATGCGTTGGTATTGTGGGAATATCTATGTGGATGAATTAGGTAATGGCTCAAAAGAATATAAAAAAATCGACCCTGTCAAAAGAAAAACTGACGGGTTTTTCGCGTTCACTCACGCTTTAAATTTCGATGGAGAAATTGAAGACTATGCAGTCGATTTAAACGATATGCAAGTATGGTCATTTTAACTAAAGGAGGTGAATGAATTGGGGATTAGAAACATATTTAAAGCATTTTTAGGTGGTAGTAGTAGCGATATTCCTGATCCAGATTGCCAAACACTGCTATTAAAAGCGGAAATAGCTTACAAGAAACTATACGTTAACGCTGCTATTGATTTAATTGCACGTTCATTAATCGCCTGTGACTTTGAATCTTACAGAGATGGCAAGTTAAAACGGCATTTAAACTACTATCAATTGAATGTAGCACCTAATAAGAATGAAAACGCTCATGAATTCTGGACAAAAGTTGTATATAACCTTGTTTACGAAAATGAAGCGTTGGTTATTCCTATTGGCGAAGAATTGTGGGTAGCTGATTCGTTTTATCGCGAAACTACGAATGGTTTAACAGAGTTTACGTATCATTCATTATCAATTAACGGTGAAATGTTAACGAAAACTTATAAAGAAAGTGAAGTCTTGTATTTCCGGCTTTCCCAGGAGTCTATCAATCAGATTATTGATAGCTTGTATAACTCATACGGATTACTACTGGCAAAAGCCATGTCTGATTATAAAGGAAATGGAAAACTTAGATTTTTAATCAAAGGACGTTTCATGAACTCTTTGACAGATGAGAATGGAAAAGCAGCACAAGCACTTTTCGAAGAGAAGATGAGAGATTATACAAACCCAGAAAAGCTTGCGTCTGTTTTGTTTTTGCCGGAGCAAGTTAATTTAGAAGATCAGAGTAAAGACCTACAAAAATTGGATACACGAGATATTAAGAATCTTGCAAAAGATATGTTAGACTTTGTGGCCGTTGCTTTCCATATACCACCATCATTATTAAGTGGAATGAGTGAAGGTGGTATATCTACTTCTAGTAATCCTACTGGTGACCTAGATCATTTCATACTTTTCTCTGTTAGACCAATCGGCGAAATGATTGCTAACGAGTACAACAAAAAGATGTTTACTAGAGATCAATTTTTAAACAAAACTTATATCAAATTTGATATGAAGAACTTTAAATTGTTTGACCTAACAAAGTTCGCAAACGCTGTGGACAAACTATTCGCTGTTGGTGGTCTTAGTATTAACGATGTAATTGAGCGATTAGGTGGCGAATTAATCGATGAAGATTGGGCAAATGAACGTTATGTTACTAAGAACTATGAGAGAGCAAGAATAAGCGGAACGATGGAAGGTGGTGAAAATAATGGAAATGGAAAAGATTCAACCGAAGTTCCTAATGATGGAGAATCAGGAGAACAGTAAAAAAGTTGTTGCTTATATGCATGGAACTGTTGGCGCTGGTTGGTGGGGCGATATTAACGCTAAAAAGACTCGTGAAATGTTCGATCATATCGATGCTGACGAAATTGAATTACACATTCATTCTGTCGGCGGTGATGCTTTTGAAGGGATTGCGATTTGTAACTACCTAAGAAGTCATAAGGCTAAAGTTACTGCAGTTGTTGATGGAATTGCAGCGTCAGCAGCTTCTTTGATTACAATGGGCGCTGACAAAATTATCATGCCATCTAATACAACAATGATGGTTCATAGGGCTTCCACTTATGCGTACGGTAATGCTGATTCGTTAGAAAAGCAAGCCAACATGTTACGCGATGTTGATAATGCTTTGATCCAATCATATAGAAATCGTTTTAACGGCGAATTTCATGAATTAGAAGCGTTACTTGATAACGAAACGTACATGACCGCTGAAACAGCTAAATCGTATGGTTTCTGTGATGAAATTGTAGATTCAATAGAAAGTGTGGACAACGAAGAGCCAGTTATTGAAGAACCAGAAGAAGAAGTACCTATCGAAAACGAAGGTGACAAACGTATTCAAAATGCTGAGAAATCAGCAAATTTTATGGCTTCATTATTAAAATCTATCAAACTATAGGGGGAACTTTACAATGGGTAAAGATTTAGAAACTAAAATTGACAATCGTCAAAATTTAAGCGAAGTTTTAGCAAGTGGAACACCTGAACAGGTAGATAACGCTTTGGTACAATTCGCGCAAGGTATTCAAAACGAAATTCTACAACAAGCTTCTGTACAATCTAGTGACCAAGCTATCCTAGCCGCGCGCGGTGGACGTGCTTTAACTAGCCAAGAAACAAAATATTACAACCAAGTAATTGCTGGTAATTCCTTTGCTGGTACGGAAGCATTGGTGCCACCAACTGTTATCGAACGAGTATTTGAAGACTTAGTTGGTTCTCACGAATTACTTTCAAAAATTAACTTTGTGAACGTTGGTGCTTTAACGGAATGGATTCTGAAAAAGGGTGATGTTCAAACAGCGTTCTGGGGTAAATTATGCGCTGCTCATAAAGAACTGTTAGATGAAGGTTTCGAAACAATTCACATCAGCCAATACAAACTATCTGCTTTTATGCCTGTATGTAAAGCGATGCTTGACCTTGGTCCAGTTTGGTTAGACCGATATGTTCGCACTGTATTAGTTGAATCTTTAAAAATTGCTTTAGAAGTAGCCATTGTTCGCGGTACTGGTAAAGATCAACCTATCGGTATGATGAAAGATTTACTAAATGTTGCGAACGGAGAAAATGCTGACAAAGCTGTAACGGCTGTTCTGAAAGACCTTTCTCCTTACACTTTAGGTAACATCATGGCATTACTTACTCGTGATGGGAAACGCAACCCTGACAATGTAATGTTAATTGTGAATCCAGTTGATTACTGGGCTAAAATTTACGGTTACACGACACGTCCTAATGCGGATGGAACTTATGCTTACAATGTTCTTCCAATCCCAGGTTCAATCGTAAAATCTAACGCTGTTCCAAAAGGGAAAATGGTTGTAGGTATGGCGAAAGATTACTTCTTAGGATTAGGTGGAGCGCAACGTTTAGATGTGTACGACCAAACTCGTGCAATTGAAGATGAAGATTTATACATCGCTAAAATGTATGCGAACGGCCGTGCTGATCGTAATGATTCGTTCTTAGTTTACGATATTTCTGGTTTAGTTGATCCAAACACGCCAGTAACACCACCAGCTTCTAAATAAGAGGTGATAGCATATGGGAAATGAGCAATCAAAGGCGGTTTTCGTATCGCCTTTCGATTTGATTGATGATGTGAAAGAAGCACTAGCGATTACGTGGGATGAGGAAGACAGTAACATCGTAAAGTTGATAGATTGTTCTGTTTACTATATGAATGATTTAGTAGGCGTTGGACTTGATCTGAGAGTCAACTTATCCGCACGTGAGTTAGTTATTAATCGCATCCGATACGAGTATAATAATGCTCTTGATCAATTTGAAACGAACTTTGAACAACCACTTTCAAGGTTGATCTTACACGCTGCCTTAAAAGAGAGGGAAGTGTAATGGCAATCGAACGACATAGAAAGACTTACAATGACGGGTTTGTAAGTGTCATAGAGAAGAAAACGATTCGAAATGCCACTAAGAAAGTAATTGGATATGAAAATGTCGAGATAATCAAACTTAGATTTGCAGAACTTTCATGTCGTGAGATGGATATGCAGCTAGTGAATAGTGTGGGGAAACAGTTAGATAGGAAGATTGAAACGTTGTATGCTCCTATATTTAAAAGAAAAGATGTGGACAACCTAACTCTCAAATTGCGTGGCGTTTTTTACAGCATCATTAAAGCTGATCGTTTTAAGAATAGTATGTTCTTATATTTACAAAAGGTAGGTGGTCTTGATGACACGGAACGAACTGATTGAGAAGTATAATGTCAAGCTGGTTGAGCACTTAGAATCATTCTTCAGTGGCGCTCAAGTTTACCAGGACATTGTACAAGAAGATGAAGCGAATCTATCCACAATTCATCATGTGGTGTTTGAGACTGGTGGATTCGAAAGAACAGGTGCTACAAATTACACCCAGGAAGTTACTGTTTATTTCTTCTCGGAAAATAGAGAAGACTTGGACATCCTGCAATTAGAATTCATGAGTAGTCTTGCTAAAACTGGTCATACCTGCAATAAATCGCTCAAAGACAGAATGAAAAAGAAAGATACAGCATTTTTTGTGGATGTACTCACATTTGAATTGACGAGGAATATCAAACTTGTCTGCTAAGTTTAGCGTTGATTCGGCGCAATTTGAAGCGTATCAAAGGAACATTGAGCGATTACCAAACGTTGCAGAAAAGATCATTAATGAAGAGTTAAAAAAGAAAATATCACCTAGTATGCAAAAGTCTATCCTGGGATTAATCCCTATTTCAGATAGAAAGAAACCACACGCAAAACTATCGAAGGCCATTCAAGGGACTTTAAAAGAAAACTTAACATTAACCCTAAGGCCGAAAGTTAAATATGCGTATCTAGTTTTCCCAGATTTAGGGGTCGGGAAGAGTAAAGGTAATAAACCCGAGTCGTTTATGGAGCATGGTGTGGACAGAGAAATGAATAAATCTGTCGAAGAGCTTAATAAATCTTTGATTGAAGAAATAAATAAGACATTAGGAGGAAATTAAATGCCTACAACTACGATTGACGTGTTTGACGCCGTCGAGATTAAAAACGCAAGTTTACTTTTTAAAGGTGAATCCGTAACAAGCCCTTTCGGATGTATCGGTAAATTAGATGCGGAAACGGAAATCAAAACAATCTCAAAAATTTGCGGCGGTGTAACGAAAAAGAAAAAAGCGAAACCAACACTATTAACTGTTAAAATCTCAGGACACATGGATTTAAAAGTGGCTCGTAAAATTTTCGGCCTTAAAAACGAAGGTTTAATCAATGATGTGTACTCGTATGGCATGAAAAGTGTGGGGGAAGACTTCTCATTCGTCGCTGAAGAATACGATACATTCGAAGATAATAACCGTTTAATCGCGTTCCCTAATTGCTCTGCAGCTACTGGATTTGTTAAGAGTATCGAAAATGGAGCAGACGAGTTAGCAGAATTTGAAGTGGAAATTACAGCTTTACCAGACGCTTATGGTGAATTCTATTATGAAGGTATTAACTTACCAGCTGATGTTCAAAAAAAATGGTTAACCACATTCAATCCTGCTGAACTACGTAAGGTTACACCAAAATAAAAATACGCAGGGCGCTCTCGTTAGCGCTCTTTCATTTTGTCTAAAAGGAGAGATTTATAATGACGAACGAAATTATATTAACCGATGGTGAAGTAGTAAAAATTAACCCTAATTTAACTGCGTGGACGCTGTTTAATCTAGAAAAAGAGGGCATTATTGGAAAATCATTTTTAAGTACTTTATTAGATACACGGGGCAGCTCAGGGAATGTTAATTTATTAGATACATTCTGCGTTGTGTATGCAGCGTATCGTCAAGCAACCGTTTCTGATTACATGGATTTCGAATCATTTATGAAAAAATATGAAGTCGATATGACAGAAGCGTTCAAAATCTTTGGGTCTGTATTAAAAAAGCAAAAAGATAAAAACAACATGGCAAAAGGTTTCCAACAAAAAGCGGGAAAAAAGGCTTAGCGCTTCCGAAATTCGAAATAGAGTGCGTAGTTGATTTATATAGTCTCTATGTATTTATTTTTGAAATCCCGGAAAAAACGTTCTGGCATTTACCTTTACGTGACGTTCAAAGAATAGCGGAAAACAAAAGTGCTTACGAAGGATGGAAAGCCCATATCCAGGAAAAGGAGAGTGGAAAATAAATGGCTACTCCTTCAAAAGAAACAGTAATAAAGTTTAGGGCTGATACAGCGGATTATAAAAAGAATATGAACGATATGAACCGCGAAAATAGAGCCTTGAATCAAGAATTAAAGTTGACACAAACACAAATGAAGTTGACTGGATCAGAAGTCGATAAACATGCAGCTTCGCTATCCACACTTGAGAAACAATATGAACTAGCTAAAAGGAAGACACAAGAAACGGCACAACAATTACAAAGAGCAAAGCAAGTGTGGGGAGAAAACTCTACTGAAGTAAAAAATCTCGAAGAAGCGATGAGAAAAGCTCAAATTGCTGAAGCTGAAATGTCAAATAAGATTCAATTAACGACACAAGCGTTAGATCGTGCAAGGCAAGCTGAAGCAGAAAGAAATAGTGAAGTAGGTAAGTCAAAACAGAAATTAAACGAATTGCAACAAGCTGAAGCGAAATTGGTGACTGAAAGCAATACATTAAAATCATCTTTAGAACAAGAACGAGTTGCTTTAGGTGATAGCTTATCAGCTTCAGAAACATTACAAATGCAACAACGTCATTTGGGAGAACAGTTAGAATTAAGCGCACGTTCTGTCCACAATTTAGAACAACAACTAGAAGCAGCAAAAAGCGCGTATGGTACGAATTCTGCTGAAGTTAACAAATTAGAAACTAAGTTAAATGAAGCTAGAACCGCTGAAATGCGATTAAAAAATGAAGTTGAACAAACAAGTACATCTTTAAGAGAACAAGCAAACGTTGCTGAACGAACAGGTAGTAAATTAAAAGAAGTTGGCGATAAGACGAAGGAAATCGGTTCTAACCTAGCCAGCACTGTTACACCTGCTTTAGTTGGTGTCATGGGTGTTACTGGTAAGTGGGCGAATGATTTCGATACTTCACAAAAGCAAATTCAATCATCTTTAGGCTTAACAGCTAAAGGTGCTGAGAATGTGGGTAAAGTAGCTGAAGAAGTATTTATACATGGTTGGGGTGATCATTTACGCCAGGTAGATGATGCTGTGATGCGAGTGTGGCAAAACATGAAGCAAGTGCCGCTTGAAGATTTACAAAGCGTTACAGAGGGCGTTATGGCATTATCAGAAACTTTTGATGTAGATTTAAATGAAACAACTCGAGGCGCTTCAGCTCTCATGACGCAATATGGAGTTAGTGGGGATAAAGCTTTAGATATCATAACAGCTGGTTTACAAGCTGGTTTGGATGTATCGGGAGAATTTACGGACAACTTAGCTGAATATACACCATTATTCAAACAAGCCGGTTTCACTTCTGGCGAAATGTTATCTATTTTAAAAAATGGATTAGATGCAGGTGCTTACAATCTAGATTATGTCAATGATTTAGTGAAAGAATTCGGTATCCGTGTGCAAGATGGTTCTAAAGGTGTATCCGACGCGATGGGACAAATGTCAAAAGGAACACAAAATCTTTGGAAAGAGTTTGAAGCTGGAAAACGTCCGGCTGCTGACGTATTTAAAGCTGTTATCGGTGAACTAAAAGGAATGGACGATCAAGTGAAAGCTACACAACTTGGTGTTTCTATATTCGGCGTAAAATTTGAAGATTTAGGAAACAAAGTTGTTTACAGTTTAACAGATACAAATGACGAATTAGAACGAACAGACGGAAAAATGAAAGACCTTGTCATGACGCAAGAGGAAGCATTCGGAAAGAAAGCACTATCTCTTTACCGTGAAATGCAGAAAGCGTTGGAACCTTTAGGGGAAGTTTTCTTGGATTTAGCAGAACAAGTTTTGCCGATTGTAAAATCAGCCGTCGAAGCTTTATCTAATGCTTTCTCTGGACTTTCTCCTGAAGCTAAAAAAACGATAGCCATAATTGGAAGTTTAGCTGTAGTCTTAGGTCCAATACTCATGATTTTGGGGCCGATTATAACGACTATAGGAGGACTTGTGACATCTTTAGGAGGTTTAGGTGCAGCGTTAGGTTTGACAACAGCAGGCGTTGGTGCGGCAGGAGTTGCTACAGGAGGTCTAGGAGCGGCGTTAGGAACTGCAGCTTTAGCAATCGCTCCTTGGTTAGCGGGAGCAGCAGCGATTGGTGCGGCGGGGTACAGTATATACAAAGCTTTAAACGAAGATGCTATACCGGCTGTAGATTTATTTAAGGATCGTGTAAATATAGCTGCCGATGGGACAGTGCAAAGTGTGGATAAAATATCCCAGAGTACGAAGAAAGTCGTTGGTTCTTATATAGAAATGTCTCAACAAGCCGGTACTGTCGCTATGGAAATGTTCGCACAACAACAAGTGATTACGGATGAGAATCTTCCTCCTATTATTCAAAAATATGAGAATATGAAAAATCAAGTTGTTCATACATTCGAAGAAAAGAAGAACGCTGAAATTCAAAAAACACAAGAAGCTTTCACGGGAATGAAAACAATAACTGCGGAAGAACAAGCTCATATATCAAAGATGTATACAGATCATTACGAAATGGAAAAAGCAAAAACGCAAGCTGCTAATGATAAAATCGTCGAAATTTGGAATGCAGCGAAAGAAGAAAAACGTGCTTTGACAGCTGACGAAAACAAACAAATCCAAGGATTACGTGAAGTCGCTGACCAACAAGCTATTTCGGCGCTAACGAAAAACAAAACGGAACAAGAAGTTATTATGAATAACTTAAAAAATAGCAAAGAAAGAGTTACTGCTGAAATGCTGAGTGACGCTGTTACAAAGATGGAAAAAGAAAAGAATGAAGTGATTGATAAAGCAAAAAAAACTCGCGATGACAGAGTCCGAGCGGCTGAAGAAATGAAACGAGAATTAGGAAGCGCCGCCGAAGGAACAGCGAACAAAATGATTGACGAAGCGAACAAAGAATATAGAGAAGTGAAAAGCAAAGCCGAAGCGACAAAAAGAGAAGGTATAGATAAATTAAAACATTCTTATCAAGACTTAGAAGATCAAGTGGATACGAGTTCAGGAAACATTCTTAGTGCTTGGGATAAAGTGAAAAGATGGTGGAATAGTTGGAGTATCCTTCCGAAAACGATGACAGTAGAGAAAAAAGAAGTTGGACCTGCGAGTTTCGGGATAGGTACAGGTACAGCTCCTTCGCGTAGTTTAGTCGCACCGCGATCTTTAGTCCCAGAAACCGTGAGTAGTTTTGGTATGTTTGCTAGGGAAGATATCAGCCCTTTGTATAGTCCTGGGATACTGCAAGGTCTTCCTGAACTAGCAGGAACAACTCTTTCGACACATTATGTAAGAGAGAAAGAACAGAAACCTCAACCACAGCCACAACAAATCACAAATGAAGTTACTTTCCACACGATTGTTCGAAATGAAAGTGATTTAAATAAGATGTTCGAAAAAGCGGATGATTGGTTTGCACAAAAAGGACGGAACTTAAATATTGGAATAGGGAGGAATTGATTTGCTGGATATTGGAATTGATACGGAATTAGCGAGTGATTACCGAATATGTATGGTAGATCGTCCTGTTATTCCAACTGCAAAACAAAAAGTGGAACACATAGAAGTACCAGGGCGGCATGGTTCGTTAACAAAAAAAGGGGCGTTTGAAGACGTCCCTTTAAAAATGAAGTTTAATTTACTAGAAGATGAAAATATAAAACCTTTAATCCGTCGCATCAAGGCATGGTTCCTAAATGGCAAAACATTGTACTTCACTGATGATGAAGTATACCGAAAAATTAAATCCGTTGAAATTGGTGATATTGCAAATGAAATCGAAGAGTACGGAGAGTTTGAAGTGGAATTTACACTGGATCCATTTGAATATGTCACAACCGTCCCGCTGGTAT